CCCCTATCAGTTTGTGCATTACTTACGGCCTATGCCAAACTCTTTCGCTTTTGGGTCGATGGCTTTTAGTGCAGGCCCTATTGCGGCTGCAATAAAGGCATTGGCTAGTGTGCGTGGATCAGTTACACCTGCCATGTAAAGCGCAGCCACGGCTGCTACCGCAGCACGGCCATAACTTAGTGCTATTGCTTTAATTTGCTCCTGCATTTTTGTCTCCGTCTAGCCCTAATTTTTTGATTAGTTTTCTTGCCTGCTCTTGATTAATGGATACCTCAAAGTGCATCTCATCCTTACGGTTGCGGTAATCCCCGCCCCATGTAAGACCATATTTTTTAGCCAGGGCGCGGATCATTGGCACTTTTTCCGCTGGAAATGTACCGATCTTGCCTAGCGCGTGCTGTGTGGCATTTAGGTCAATGGCTGTACCGCTACTGTGGCACGATAGTTTGTCTGTTGTACCGCGTACCATGCGAAAGGCATACGCCCAATCATCTAGTTTGCCTTCATCGATCGGCTCAATTAATTCATGGAATTCTGCAGCAAATGCAGCAAGTAATGGCCCGGCATCCTTTGCGCAGCGGATTTTAATAGCCGTGCCTTTAATTGGAAATGGCTTTACGCCTATCTCGGCCTGGTCTTTACTAGCAGGCCAGCCGTTATAACTCTGGAGCATTTGCTTTAGCCGCTTGCAGTTCCTCATAGTGAGCCTTGGTCATAGAAGTAAACTCGCCATTACCTCGGTCAATAATTACATATTCAACGCCGTTATATTCTTTAATTTCCATTATAGTTCTGCTCCTACTCCGATGTAAGCCGCCGCATTTGAATTAGCGCCAACGGTTCCTGTCCAGCCAGCGGTTGCACCTGCGATAGTTCCCGCGATGCTGATGATGTTAGGATTTGTTTTGCTTGAGTCAAAAGTAAGCGCAGACATTGAGTAAACGGTATCGTCGAATTTTCTAAAGTTAAGTCCTGAAGTTTCTAAAACGGTTGGACTTGTTCGCATTGTTACAGGGCAAGACATTGTTCCGATGGCGGTTGTCGCGCTATATGCAAAAGCGGAAGGTATCATCGCGCCGTTTGCGTTTGTTGCTGTATTGCGCCAATAATACCTCTGGCAAGCAGCCAATTCAGCCTGATAAGTAGCACCATTAGGCGCATAGTTAGATACTGAGTTAGCCGCTTCTAATTGTACGCCTGTAATTTCAAAGTAATCGTTAGCGCCTGCTGTACCTACAGGTGTGTAACCCATAGTTATAGCCACCTCGGTAGCAGTAGATGGGAAAGTGCCAGTATAAGTAAAACGCTGCCAAGTAGTAGTTAAGGTTGCAGTTTGAGTAATTGCCGCTGCGTTGCCTGTGTACACCGTTAAGTAACCATTTTGATCTGTACCAGTACCAGATAATAATTGCACATTAAAACCGTTTGAAGCAGATGAATAGTTAGCACCTGCGCGAGCGTAAAAGGATAAAACTACTGCTTTACCTGCTAGTGGTATTGAGTTTACTGTCTCCATAGATTGATTAATGTTTAGTGCAGATGTTGAAGTAGAAGCGGCTGTTCGTTGGTATCGCATACAGTATTGAATAAAAGGCAGGTTAGTAGTATCGCCCGTAACTTGGCGTGTAATTGTTCCCGCTGTGGCGTTAGAACCTAACCATCTGTCGGCTGTGTAACCGTTGGCAGGATTAGCAAAGGAAGTGCCGCGTTGCCAGACGCTCATATTTGAGTTCAGCACGCGATTTTTAGCGCCTGATAATTGCGCGCCATCAACCAAGTTAATAGCCTGACCGATCTCGTTCATTTCGGTAGCGGTCAAAACCTGCCCGGTGGTGTAGTTCACCTTACTTGGATAAATACTCATTTACATCTCCTTAGTAACTCAGCACGCCGACATCGAGCGCGCTGTAATCCAAAATAAATCCGTCAATTATAGGTTCTAGTGTAGTAAATGTTACTCGCCACCTGTTCGGGTTAATCGTCATAGCCACGCCAAAAATCTGCAGGGTTTTTGATAGTGTCGATGAACCGGGCTGGCTAGTAGTAACAGTAATTGGGTCAAAATAATCTAGACCCAGTGCAGCGGCTATGCCTGCATCGTAGTTTTCTGTGTAAAGGTCTAGCACAATGGCATCGCATCGCACGCTAGTCTCAGCGCGGCTAGCGACATAAGCCTGGGCATAATCTAAGGCCACGGCATCGGTCTGCATTAAAAGGTCGGTTTGGGTGTAACTATGCAAGAAGTATTTAGCCACCGATGCAAGGTCTGTAGACACCTGAGTACTGCCACCTGTTCGGGTTATGTTGGCTTGGTTGTAAATAAGCACATCATTTAGCACCCAGGCTGCATCAAAGTAAAGCAGGCCAGGCGATCCATCATCGGTGAAAACTGTAGGCGTACCTGCCACGCTTGATGAAGTTAGCGCCCGATCCTGAAAGACAAACGATCCAGTGGCATCTACATAAAACGCCCCATACTCGCTAGTGGTTACAGTTTGGCAGGCTGCTAAGGCCGTGCGCTGTGTGCCTGGGTCTGCCTGCATTGTTGTTAGCCCGGCATCGATGTCGCGCATTTCAGATGGCCAGTTAATTTCATCTAGGATTTTATTGATCCGCGTGCCGCTTAATTGCCCTGCCGATGTGCCTGCCACTGTAGTTATCTGAGCATTTTGTAAAAGTCTAAAAGCATCTACGGCAGTAATTACACAATAAGACACATTATCGTTTGACTCCTGCGGTGTAATGGTTTGATAACCAGTAATGAAACCGCTGAAAATAGGATAAGTAACGCCATTATGTGTGGCACTTATTTGTAATTTGCGCATAGGGTCTAAAAGGCCAAAAAAGGGGCTGCTAGGGTTCATGGAGTTAAAGTCTCCGTTTTGATCCACAATCCTAAGTGAGCATGTGCCTGTTTGGAATTGATCGGCCTCAGCATTACGACCGCGCCGGGTAGTGATTGCATCAATCTGGCTAGACACATCAACAATGACGGATGCGCTATCTGCCAAAATGTTTGTGCCTAAAATGCCAGTACCCAAAATCATAGCCTGGGCAAAACTTGGCCCAGTTGAAAAGTTAATTGTTGCTGTGAGTACTGGTACGGTCATCCGCTTAGCGCCCCTGCAAATGTGAGGTTATCGCCCATGCGGTTTAACTTTTGAATAACGCGCTGCATAGTCTCGGTTAGCGCATCCTCGCTACCTACTGGTGTGTTAATCGTTATGTTATTTACTGCGCCCATCGATGAACCTGGCACTTGGGTACGCAATCCGCTAATTGTGGTTAGGTACTCAGATAGTGTTCGCTCGCTGCTATCGGCTATTGTCTCAGCGATTGTTGCCGCTTCATCGGCAAATTTGGCTGCTAGGTCTGCCTCGATCATAGTGGCTTGGGCTAATACCGGGTTAGCGATGCCTGTACTTGGGTCTATTGCGCTGGCTTGGAAATTCTGAATAGGAGCGCCGCCAAGCGTAATAGTTTTTACTCCCATAGCCGCTAACCGTGCAGCCTCAGCCAAGTTATTTAAAGATACGGCGGCAAAGTATTCTGCCTGCATCTTAACTGCATTGGCCTTATCTAACTCAGCCATGCGCTTGGCCGCGCTGTTGGCATCCTCATCCATGATTGTAAGCAGGCTACGGATGCGTGCTTTTTCGGCTTCATCTTTGGAATTTGCTAAGGCTGTTTCCAGGTTGATACGGTCTACATCAAACTTCTTTTTAAGCGCATCTAATTCGGCTTGCTTCTTTTTCTCGGCTACCTCAGCGGCATTAAGTTTGTTTTTCTCTTTAACTATTGTATTTTCTTTTTTGATAGTTGCAACGAGTTTGGCACGCTCGGCCTGCTCAACAGTAAAGTACATCGATGTAGGGGAGTAAGCGGCCGTAGTTGCAGCATCCGGGGCTTTAAACTTAAAGTAATCTGGCAGTGGTCGGTTGTTAAAAGCGTTTCTAAAAAATCCAGCAATCTCAGGTACTTTTAAAGTCTTTAGCATTGTGGCTAGGCCATAGGTGGAATTGGCTATAGATTTGCTAAACCCATCCATGCTGCGTGTCGCACTATCAATGCCATCATCGCCGCCAAGCAGCGCGATGCTATCAAGTAGGCCTTTACCAATTTCCTCTTTTGCGCTTTCGGCTGCGACCGTTAAAGCATCCATCTGCTTTGAATAGGTATCAAGCGCACCTAATGCCTGGCCTGAAAAACGATCAGATAAAGCAGCGGTGATCTTTTCCATATCACCCGTTGCTAGCGTGGCCTTGCTTAAACCTGCACCAAGTCGGCTCAACGCTGTAGTTTGCCCTGAGTAACCTCTTGATAAGGCTAGGGATACGGCGGACAAATCTTTTGTTGTGCCAGCCGATATGTCTAAGGCAAGTTCTAATGCTTTTTGGCTTTTAGCAACTGAACCTGTGGCTGTAAGTAAAGTTTGAAATGCCGGGCGTAGTTCATCATCAAGCACCTTATAGGTATCTTGCATCCTAGATATAAAGTTTTCTGTAGCAACAGTGGCAAAACCGTTACCTGTATTTTCTAGGGCTATGGCAAGTGATTTGGCTGCCTTCTCATCGGCGGCAAAAGCCTGTACCGCGGCTTTACCAAACTGAGTAATTTTGCGCACGGCAAACGCGGCGGCAAAAGACTTGGCCAACATATTGGTAGTCTTTTGGAATTGCGTAATTTGGCGCTCACCTTTTTTAAGGGCTGTACCGTTCCACTTGGCTACTGCACTTACTACTAGATTTGCCATTATGCGGCCACCCCATAGGCGCTAGCAGTGTTTGTGGCATTGAATTGAGCCACCGCGATGTTAATGGCTAGGTTTACAGCGTGTGCTGCGCGCCCCTGATTTTCAGCCCATGCACGGTAGATAAGTCGGCCGCGCTGATCTGTGTTACCAAATCTAGGGTCGATCGTGCCACGGCTACCGTACAAAGGCCCAAGCGGTGCTAAAAATTGACGGCCTGCGTTTGGGTTTAGGCTGTTCATATCTTTGGTTGTGCCGCTTGCTACTCGGTACTTACGCTGCGACTCCAATTTATGACGGCTTGAAACTATGCGAGATGCTG